GAAGAGCGATTAAAAGAACTAGAACCGAAGGATTTAGTCGAACTACTAAGTGAAATGAACCCTGATGCTGATGTAATAGAAGATGGTGGTGACTTACTTATTTGTGCGAAGGATATAAAATCGAATTTAGGATACAAAAGCACAAACGCAATAACATACCGACTAAGAGAGGGGACTCACTTCAAGAAGTTCAATCGAATTATTTACATCAACAATTCCGGATTGAAAATCGTGATTGAACGATCACGGAAATCAGAAGCGGCAAATATCGCTAAGCTAGCGAATCTAAATGTTGTGAAGGAAGTTCCTGAAGCAACTGTTGTGGGAGAAGTGATTCAAACCTTCGGTCGTAAATTTAAAATAGATGATCAGAAACCGTTCCACTTTGAGGGTAAAACCTGCAAGGTGGATTTATTTTTTCCAGAATTAAATTTAGCTTTTGAAGTCGACGAAGAAAACCACAAAGATAGAGATCCGGACTATGAAAAGAGAAGACAAGAGCACATGGAAAAGACTCTTGGTTGGAAAGTGATTCGAGTTAATCCGCATGATAAGATGTTCACAGCAGGTTACGCTTGCGGATTAATCTTTGATTTTATTTTTGATTACATGAAAAAAAGTCAATAAAAACCCATTAAAGCATATCACAAAATAGCTTGTCCACGCAAGCACTTTGAAGGCTGTAACTTTCGGTTATTACCTTCGACTCAGCCATAATTGGGGGTCAATAACATGACTTTACCTGCTGTGTATTTTGTGCCGCATCAGGATGACGAGACGTTGAGTATGTCTGTTGATATCCTTCGCCACGTTGCAGCCGGAAGAGAAACTAACATAGTACTTTTCACTGATGGCGGGAACACGGGAGCAAGATATGTGATCAACGGATACAACGAGAACACAGGTCAACCTGTCACTTCAAATTGGTGGGGTTCACGTCATGACCCAGCTGTTGAAGGGTACACTCCACTTACTTGGAACGATGTTTACGATGCACGGGATAAAGAGTTCAAGAGTGCATTGGGTCAACTTGGAATACCACCTTCGAACATCCACATTGTTCGAACGACAAATCGAACAGTAGCGGGATTCAAAGCAACGTTCATGCAATTCATCAATAAATTTCCAGCAGGCACGGCATACAAAACCATGTCTCCGGTTGATACCCACGAAGAACATAGAAGAGGAGCACAAGCTTTGTGGGAACTTTGGAGAGATGGTTTTGTTTCTGATGTGCGATTTTGGTTGTCGAGACTCGATATCATGTATGGATCAACACAAGGTCATCTGACTGCGGCAACAACGACAGCAGAATACAAGAAAATTGAACAAGCAACACGTGCTTATAGAGCTTGGAACCCAGCTGCTGGTTCTTTTGCCGTTGGGTATCATTCTGTCGCTTCTCAATTTGAGGCGTTGTTGGCTGATCCAAAATTTCGATATTTCAAACCTGACGCATTCTCTGAATCTGACTTACCATTTTAACGAAAGGAGGGAAAAATTGAAGCTTAACACGATATACTGCATGGACAATGTTCAGGGATTACGTGAACATGTTCCGGACGAATCGATTGATTTAACCGTTACAAGTCCACCTTACGACAATTTGAGGACTTATAACGGTTTTTCTTTTGACTTCGAGAGTTTAGCTCATGAATTATATAGGGTCACAAAGCCCGGAGGAATTGTGGTTTGGGTCGTTGGTGATGCAACGATAAACGGGAGCGAAACCGGAACGAGTTTCCGACAAGCTTTATATTTCAAGGATGAGGTTGGTTTCAGGCTCCATGATACTATGATTTACCAGAAAAAGAATCCAGTACCTTTACCAAGTAATCGATATAATCCATGTTTTGAGTATATGTTTGTGCTTAGTAAGGGTAAGCCAAAAACATTTAACCCTATTCGTGTATCTTCAAAAATGGGCGGTAGTGTTGATAAAAGACGAACGATGAGAAATCCTGATGGCACGCTAAGACCCTATCGGGGGTACAACAAGACCATCAACAAAACCAAAATCAAAGGGAACATTTGGGAGTATGCTATCGGTTACAATGTTTCTACGAAAGATTCTATTGCTTTTAAACATCCAGCGATTTTTCCGGAACAACTAGCCGAAGATCATATAAAATCATGGTCCAATCCCGGTGACCTTGTTCTTGATCCATTTATGGGATCGGGTACGGTTGCCAAAATGGCGAAGATCAATAATAGAAATTACATTGGGTTTGAAATTAGCCAAGAATACATTGAAATTGCTGAGTCACGTTTGAAATTCGCTACATAGAAAGGAGGTCAATAATTGCTATTCGATACAGGAAAAAAGTTTCCAGATCCCGATTCAATCAAACGCCTGTCAAAGTACGCAAGAGGAAAGGCTTATTTTAGTGGAACGAGTTTGGAATTATATGAACGAGCAAGCGAGATTCTCAAAGAAACGCCACATGCGAAATATCTGAGATCACTGTACATTGGTTGCAACATCATTGACCCACTCACAACGAAACCTGCTGATTTAATGTTTGGCGAGGAACCAATATATGAATCAGGATTTCCTGATGATTCGCAAGAGCAACAAGCGTTGAATCGACTTGTAAGGAGAAACAACCTAAACAAACAAGGTTATGAGATGGTGCTTGGTGCAGGTATCCGTGGCGATGGTTGGCTTAAGGTCATGTATGACTATCGAGAAGACTACAGCGAATATGTTTCTGAATTTGGTGAATANCCGCCTGAAGCAAAGCCTGAGGTCATAATCGAAACAGTTCCTGCTCAATATGTGTTTCCTGAGGTCAGCGAAACAAATGTAAAAAAATTCAAAGCTGTTAACATAGCATTTGTGACTTGGGAAGACAAAAAAGAAGTAGGTTTTCTTGACCGATTGTTGAAAGAAGATGACGATGAGATTCCTTTCCTCAATGTTGAGCGACATATTCCCGGACGGATTTATTACTACAAATTCCGATTACATCCAACTGGTGTGAACAACGATTACAACGGACAAGTTCAGGAATACATGATTGGTGAGCGAGTGCCGACAGGACTTGATGAGGATGTAGTGGATACAGGTCTNCCTTTTATCCCAATCATCCACTGTCCGTATAAAAGTGTCGACGACCAGTGGGAAGGAATATCCAACATCGAAAAAGTAGAATCGCTATTATCTGCAATTAATGACAGACTTGTACAAATCGACTACATCCTTTGGAAACATGCTGATCCAACTGCCTATGGACCTCCTGCAGGAGTTGATCAAATCAAAATTGCTGGTAGATATATACCACTAGAAAAGGATGATGCAACGCCCGGGTATATGGAGTGGAACAGTCAACTTACAGCAGCATTTGAAGAGCTTGACCGATTAATTGGAATGGTGTTCGCCATTTGTGAAACGCCTCAATGGATTTTTGGAAGTGCGTTTACAAGCCTTGGATCGANTCAAGGTGGTACAGGCACAAGTCACACAGACGGAGCGGCAATCCGGACTCGATTTATGCCGATCCTTTCGAAAGTGAATCGAATCCGTATGTATGCTGACAAAGCATTGAGGGATGCTTTNTGGGCTGCTCAGTTACTCGAGCAACATGTAAGACAACGGTATAACCTCAAAGATATACCTGAATACGAACCAACNTATCCATCTATTGTATGGAGAGATGGCTTGCCTGACCANGAACTCGAACAAGCAGAAATCATGCAACTGAGACTTGCATCCGGAACGATTGATCGATACTCTGCAATCAAACGACTAGAGGGCATGGACGATGAGAAAGCAGCGTTGATCTACGAAGCTATACAAAACGATAAACAGAGAGAAATAGAGCAGATGAATGAATCGATGAGCTTCGAGCTTGACTGGGATAGACATAGGAACATCGACGAAGAGGTAGCTGGTGCAAATGGCGGAACAGAAGACTAATGAACAGCTGATACTTGAACTAGCTGCCGTTGTTGCTGCAATGATGCATGAGCTCAATCAATATATCTTGTCAATTGATTTCTACAGACTCACAAATGCAGAATATGCCAAAGTTACAAAGAAAATAGACAAAATATTTACTAAATACGAGAAAGAGCTTGCTAAATGGTCAGATGAAGCAATTGAAACGGCATATAAAAGAGGAGCCACACAAGCAATCATTGATCTTGGAGATGCTCGAACTGTCGAAGAGGCTTTGAAGTTGCTTAATCTTGACGATCGAATCAATGCCGAAGCAANAAAACTGCTCAAAGAGACAACTTACAATGACCTGCTTCAAATGACCAACAACACAAAGCGAAGGGTAAAAGACACGATTTCGCGTGTTGTTTTCGAGGTTATGAAAGGAAGGGAGATTGGTGTTGAAGCNCGAGCATTTTCACGAACAATCATAAATCGATTGAAGCAAGAAGCGATAAAAGATATCGACTTTGCGATCATTGATCGAGCAGGTAGGGAGTGGTCAGTCAAAGCATACAGCGAAATGGTAGCGAGGACGAAGATCACACAAGCTCAATTGATTGGAGTAGAAAACGAAGCTTTGAGGAGGGATGGGTACTATGGGTTAATTTCGAGCCATGGCTCAACCTGTACACTTTGCAGACCATGGGAAGGAAAGATTGTGAAATTGAGATCAGATGCAGAAGGAAACTTTCCTCTATTGTCTGAAATCAAAAGTGTACGTGGAAGATCAAGCATCTTCCATCCAAGATGTCGACATCATGTGCGAGTCCTGAGGACTTTGGATGTTTTACCACCCCAAGTAAAAGAAAAGAACAATATCCCGAGGGGAGAAATCTGAAATGAGCCAACTCAATAACAAAATCAAAAAGCCAATCGACACAGACCCACGTGGAGTCTCTAAAGTAGTTGACAGCGATGTGCTTGGTCAAAAAGCGATTCCTGTTGTCTTTGTGACCAAACAGGAAGATGGGTTTACCTATAATACTGAAGTCGACGACTCACAGACTATTGACAATAGACTTAGGACAAATATTGAGAGAGATTCGAAGGGTAACATTGAGGTTGTCGACTCTGATGTTGACGGAAATAAAGCGGTTCCACTTGTTGTAGTAACAAAAAATGAGGATGGTAAATTTGAATATGCTTCGCTCGGTAGTGGTGGAAGTGTTTCGTGGGACGATGTAACAAACAAACCCTCTGAATTTCCACCTGAAGATCACACACATGTTGCAGCTGATATCACTGATCTTGGTGCACTAGCTACCGAGGACAATGTTGATTGGGATGATGTGAACAATAAACCTACTACATTCACACCGTCCGCACATCCACATAATGCTAGTGATATCAATGCGGGTACACTCGATGCCGCAAGGATTCCGACTCTTGATCAATCCAAGATTACAAACTTGGT